TGCGATCTGCCGGAATACCTACCGGATAGGCCAGCACTAAAGGAGATTGATGTGTTTTATTACAAGCGAAATATAGGCGATTACCATAAAAAGGCGGGCAGGTTATCCATGCTTGAGCACGGAGCGTACACGCTTTTGATGGATTCGTGCTATGACCGTGAACAGTTCCCGACAGAAGAGGAGGCAATAGACTGGTGTTGGGCTAGAACTACCGAGGAAGTGGAGGCTGTTAAGTTTGTTTTGACTAAATTCTTCACTCTTAAGGATGATGTTTACATGCAAAAGCACATTCAGGAGGTGGTTGATAAATATCATAGTACCGCCTTAATAAACAAGAGGATAGCAGAGGAGAGGGAGAAAAATAGAAGGGAGAATAAAACGAAGCGTGAACGAAGCGTGAACGAAGCGCCACCTAACCAAGAACCAAGAACCACTAACCAAGAACCAAGAACCATAGAAAAGAAGGGGGGCAAGCCCCGATTTGCGCCACCAGCAATACAGGAGATTCGTGATTGCGTATCGGATCATGGTTACGCTGTAGATCCTGAAGCGTTCTTTTTCCACTACGAAGGCAATGGGTGGATGGTCGGCAAGAACAAAATGAAGAACTGGAAAATGGCTCTTGCTAGTTGGAATAAACGCGAAAGCAATAAACCGAAACAGCAGGGGACAGGATTCAATCGTTTGATGGAGCTTGCACGATGATTACCGAGAGAGATGTCAAACGGGCTTCACGCTTGATTCTGCGTTTGCAAGTCAGGTTCCCAAACAGTTTCAACAATTTCAAGAACAATGATCCTATGCTGGGCTTGATGGCTGAGGAGTGGGCTATGGATCTACAATCGCTCAGTGATGAGGATATGCTTAGAGGGCTGGATAAAGTCAGAACTTCAGGCGCTACATTTTGCCCCTCCCTTCCTGAGTATATCGCTATGTGCAAGCCAGAGAAACGGGTAGGCGCTCATGCTCTGGATGCCTTGCCGCCTCCGGTTAAGGTTGTGAGTGATGAGCAAGCAGAGAAGAATATCGGTATTTTACAAGCAATGATGTCAGGCGTGGGGAGAGTGTGATGAACGTAAAAAATATTTTATCGTTTTCTGGAGGCAAAGATTCCACAGCTCTGTATCTGTTGGCTATGGAGCGCGGGGAGGATTTCCTGCCGATCTTTGCGGATACGGGTCACGAGCATGAGTTGACCTATCAATTTGTTAAGGAGTTCCCTGAAAAGGTAGGTGGGCCAGAGATTAAATGGGTTAAGGCTGACTTCAAAAAGGATTTAGAGCGCAAACGCACAAAGGTTATTCCTGAAAAGTGGCTGAAAGATGGTGTACCAAAAGCCGATAGGGATAGAGCTATTGAAGCAGCTATCTATACTGGCAATCCATTTCTTGATCTGGTGACTTGGAAGGGGCGTTTCCCATCAACTAGAGCTAGATTTTGCTCGCAGATGCTCAAGCATGAGCCGATTTTTGAGCAGGTTATTGACCCTCTGCTAGAGCAGGGTATTGAGGTGATTAGCTGGCAGGGCGTGAGGGCTGATGAATCCTTTGCTAGAAAGGATCTGCCACCAGTGGAAGAGGTTGGTGGCGGTCTTTGGAATTATCGCCCTATCCTTGAGTGGACTGCTGATGATGTTTTTGCTATGCACGATAAGCACGGAATAGAGCCTAATCCGCTATATAAAATGGGGTGCGGTAGGGTGGGTTGTATGCCTTGTATCCATGCCCGTAAAGATGAATTGATGAATATTGCAGATCGTTTCCCAGAGGTTGTTGATAGGGTTCGGGATTGGGAGGGGATTGTTTCCCATGCCGCAAAGCGCGGGAAGTCTACGTTTTTCTGCAATACCGATGGTCATGGCGATGGTATAGATCAGGTAGTTCAATGGTCGCGCACATCAAAAGGGCTTTCTAATCTTGATATGTTCCGTCAGGGTAATGAGGTTGAGATGTGCTCCTCAATCTACGGATTATGCGAATAGGGAGAGTGTGATGAACGATTCAATACAGCGAGTGCTAAACCAGTTCGAGCTACACAAGAGCAAGGGGATAACCCATCAATGCTTCTATGCAGGCTTTGCTTTGAGATCGCGGATAGCTGATCTACGCGCCACTGGTTACAAGATCGTAACTAAGCTGGAGGACAACACCAGCAACTCAGGCCGTCATGCGCGCTACCACTTGATAGCAACACCGGAGGCTAAATAGTATGAAGAAGGATATTGAGTGGCATAAGCAATGCCTTAGAAACAGGCTCAGAACTATCTCTGAGAAAAGAGATCAATTGCTCCGCATGGAGACTGAGCTAGAAAGGGTCACCGAGGGAAGCGGGCTTTATGCAAAGCAAATCGACCTTGCAATAAAAGAAGGTAAGGACGGTTTTGATCGAGATAAATATGCCGTCAAGCGTTTTGATAGCAACACCGGAGGCTAAGTGATGCCTTGGCCTACAGGGGAGCGTCATCATAGATCAAAATTGACGGATCATGACTGCGAGTTAATGCGCCAGCTACGGGAAGCAGGTTTAACTTACAAGGCGATAGCTGATAAGTTTGAATGCTCGTTGTGGACAGTAAGGGATATTGTGAACTTCAGGAGTAGATATTGTTAAATATGCTATAATATATAGCGTGGCTAGACTTAGCGGTTGAAAATCAGGTCCAGACTGACTGCCACATATTTTTCATCTGGATCATTTATCACTGGAGATAAATCATGATTACTCAATCGGCCCTCAAAGAGCTACTGAAATATGACCCAGACACAGGTCTTTTTGCTTGGAAGAATAGAAGAATCGGTGTCAAGAAAAGTCTGGAAGCTGGCTCAATGCAAAAAAATGGTTATTTTGTTATAGGCATAAGAGGGAAAAAATATTATTCGCATAGATTGGCTTGGTTGCATGAGAAAGGCGAGTTCCCGCCCGACAATATCGATCATATAAACGGCAACAGACAGGATAATAGGATGTGCAATCTCAGGGCTGCAAGTGTGCAGCAAAACAATTTTAATCGAGCCGCTCAAAGAAATAATAAGTCTGGGTACAAAGGTGTGTGCTGGTCTGGCATTAAAAGAAAGTGGCAGGCAGATATTTGCTTAGAAGGTCGCCATGTATGTCTGGGGTATTTTCACTCGCCAGCTCTGGCGCATCTTGCGTACTGTAAAGCAGCAAAAAAACACTTTGGTGAATATGCGAGATACGCATGATCGAGTTGCACAACATGGATTGCATGGATTACATGAAGGGTTTAGAAGATAACGCCTTTGATCTAGCTATTGTTGATCCTCCATATGGGATTGAGACTAGAGGTAATGCGCAAGATAGATTTGCGAAAGGGATGCAACTCAAGACTGTAAACGACGATAAGCCGAATCAGGAATATTTCTATGAGCTTTTCAGGATCAGTAAAAATCAAGTGGTATGGGGGTATAACCATTTGTCTGATATGTTGCCATCCTGTAGAGAATTTGTGTTTTGGTATAAGCATCAGCCAGTAGTTACGTTTTCAGATGGGGAGCTTGCGTGGACTTCTTTCCAGAAAACCGCGAAGTGTTTTGACTACCCATACCATCAAGCTAATCGAGACAATAGCGGCAAAATCCACCCCACACAAAAACCAGTAAAACTCTATCATTGGCTATTGGAAAACTACGCTGAGAAAGGACAGAAGATTCTTGATACTCACCTTGGAAGCGGATCAAGCGCAATAGCAGCGCACTATTACGGTGTAGACTTCGTTGGCATTGAGTTAGATGAGGATTACTTTAAAGCAGCGAAAGAGCGCATTGATAACGAGACAAGACAGGAAAGTTTATTTTGAAACCTGTATTGCTCGAGCTGGATAAAGAATTCCTTACAGACGCTACCCACCGCATGAGCGCAGAAGAGAAAAAGCAGCTATGGGATGATTACTGTGAAGAGTACGCAAGAGCTTATACAAAAGAGCCGATCAGCTTCAAGCAGGAGAACGCGGGTCGCTTCGCTGCAAACACAATGGTGCTGAAGAGAGTTAATTTTAGAAAGGAATTAAGACAATGAAAGGACGTATGTCAGATGAGGTATGGGCTTCAGTGGTTAAGTTTTTAGTTAGTCTGGATGAGCATCAAAGAGTTTTTGATTCAGCAACAGCTCAATTGATGATCTCACCAGAATCACCATTGAAGGAGCCTTTTTACAGTGTAACTGA